CAAACTGATCAAGGCTTCTGCTCGTGACGCTACTCGCAAGGATCGTGACGATGCCGCAATGGAACTTGAGTTGTCTGCTGACGTTGAAAAACGAATTGGCGTTGCACCTCGTGGTGTCTATCTGCCGATGGAAGTTATGGGATCGTGGGAAGGTAAGGAACAGTACGAGGAAAAACGTGCTGCATATGTTCGCGGCGAAAAGCGTGATCTGAATGCTACCGACTTCTCAGGCGCAGGAGCTTTGATAGGGGTCGATTTTAGACCTAATCAGATGATTCCATTGCTTAGAAACGCAATGGCCCTCACGCGGCTTAATGCGACCTATCTGGACGGTCTTGTTGGTGATGTCGCAATCCCGAAACAAACTGGCGCAGCAACTGCTGGCTGGGTTGGTTCTGATGGCGGCACAATCGGCGAATCTGATCAGACGGTTGGCATGGTCACTCTTACGCCGAGAACTGTTGGTGTATACACTGACTACTCTCGCCAGCTTCGGCTTCAGTCATCACCTTCGGTTGAGAACTTTATCCGTCAGGATCTGGCGCAAGTTGTCGCGCTTGAGAAAGATAGAGCAGCGTTCCACGGTACTGGTACAAGCGGTCAGCCCGTAGGTATTGAAAACACAACTGGGATTGGCACTCAAGCGTTTGCCACTGGATCAACTCCGACTCGTGCGGAGGTGGTTGGTATGCGAGGAGACATCGCGTCTGCAAACGCCCTCACCGGATCATTGTCATTTGCGACAGAATCAACGGTCTACAGCAATATGCTTGATACTGTTGTCGATGCTGGCTCAGGACAATTCCTACTGAGTGAAAACGGCACTTTGCTGGGTCGACAATGCGTCGAATCTAATCAGATCACAGATGGTCAAATGTTTTTTGGCAACTTCAGTGACTTGATGGTTGGCGAATGGGGCGGCTATGATTTGATGGTCGATCCTTTCACCGGAGCGACAGCGGGGAACGTCAGAATCTTGATTTTCCATTCGTGTGACATTGCAGTACGTCACGCCGAATCATTCACACTCGGTCAGTAGACCTAAATTTCGGGAGAAACGAAATGTTACAGAAAAAAGATTTTGGGAACGAATCACCATTACTGGGCTTGATCCCAGCGGTGATTACAGCTGACGGGACAGGAGCGACCTGTGATCTGATCGGGCATGATGCCTGTCAGATCAGTTGGAATGTTGGTAATTCGGCAGACACGCTATCCTCAACCGTTTACATCGAACTTGAGGTTCAGACAAGCGATGATAATTCGACATGGGTTGCTGCTGCTGACGCTGATGTGTCAACAACCGTGACGGGTACTAACACAGGTACTCGGGCTAAGATTGATGCACCAGCAGAAGATAGTGCTCTGTTTACGGCGGCATATCTTGGACGGGAGCGTTATGTTCGGGGAGTGTTTAATTTGACAGGCACTCATTCCAGCGGTTGCGCGGTGAGTATGTCATACCAGAGGAGTCGCGCTAAATACGCATAAGGTGCGAAATGAATCGGGGCGGCTTTCGGGTCGCCCCTAATTCGGAGAAAAAAAATGGCAAAGTTTGTTAGGTTCAATGTCGCCTGTCGGGTTGACGGTGAACCGTATTCGATAGGCCAGCAAGTGATTATTGATGACATTCATTTTTTGCAATTGTCACGAATGACTCGTCGCCGTCAGTGCTATGTCACTGAAATAGAATTGCCAGAAGGCAATACAGCATCTGAAGAAAAGGCAGAAAAGCCAATCAAAAAACGCAGGAAACGAAAGGAGACCGCAAAATCGAAATCTCCAGAAACTGCTGATTGATGATTCAGTTAATAACAATAACCGCGCCGACAACGGAGCCAATAACTACTGCGGAGGCAAAGGATCATCTGCGTGTCACGTTTTCAGACGACGACACATACATTGATGCTCTAATCGCCACCGCAAGGCAGATCGTTGAGGCGAGATCGGGAATGCGTTTATTCAGCCAAACGGTTGAGCTACGCGCTGATTTTTGGTCTGAAATAGGGTTGTCTGATCCGCGTCGATCTGATCTGGTATCACTTCGAGTCGCCCCTGTTCAGTCGGTCAGTTCGGTTAAATATTATGATGATGATGATGTTGACACGACAATGACATCAAGCCTCTACTGGACTGATTTGAGTTCGGTGCCATGTCGGATTCAGGTAAAAAACGAATGGCCCAGCATCAACGACAGGGCTGGTAACATTCGAATCACGATGATTGCTGGATGGGCTACAACCGGAGCAATCCCCGAGATATTTAAGTCGGCAATAAAATTGCTTGTGGGTCATTATTATGAAAACAGAGAGGAGGTGACTGATTTAAAATTGATGTCTATTCCAGAGGGCATCGACAGGCTTATATTCAATAATCCTGAATTCCATCACTATTCAACGGGGTCCATGTAATGGCTAAGATCCGTTTTAATATCACGACTAATTTCAAAGGCACCGAATATCGGCGCGGCGATGAAATGAATATGACAGAATCTGAGATTAAACTATTCGCTGGCACAGGCTCAAGCGGAATGCCCCACATAGTCAGGACTACGAAGGGAGGCAAGAATGGCTCGAAAGATGCTAAAAGCGGGTCAGCTTCGAAATAAAGTCACTGTTCAAGTCAACACAGATAGCCGCGATGCTTTCGGTGGCATTGTAAATTCTTGGGCTACCAGATTTATCTCATTCGCGTCCATCGACCCAACGTCAGGTACTGAGCGTCTCGGCAGCGACAAAATAACCGCTGACCGCTCGTATGAAATTGTAATGCGAGCAAATCCTTCGTTGTCAGTATCACCGCAACACAGAATCAGCTGGGACTCCCGATTGTTTGATATTGAATCCGTTTCTAATTTTGAAGAAAGGGGTCATTTTCTGAAGATCGTGGCAACAGAGCGTGAAGTCTGATGGTTAATATGAAGATAGAAGGCGGCAAGCATTTAGTTAAACAACTGAAAAAGTTGGACGCTGATTTAGAAAAATCAATCGGTGACAAAGCGGTTGCTGCTGGCGGGAGAGTTTATGCAAAAAATGTTCGGAAGGGCATTCCTTTGTCGAATGACGGGAACGACATACGCTTAAAGAAATCAGTTAAGGTTAAAAAAGCGAAGCGATCTAAGGCTCGGGGAATCATTCAATATTCTGTGGGCATAGTTGGCGAGGCTAGAAGATATGCCCATGTTTTTGAGTTTGGGTCTAAATACGTTACAGGAACTAGGCACTTCACTAAAACACTTGATACCTCAAAACAAGAAATACTTGATACAATGCTAAAAAAGCTCCGAGATGAACTCAAAAAGTGGGGCTTGTCGTAATGGCTGAAGCGGAGACAGCGATAAAAAGTCTGCTGGAAACTCAAGTGGCCAATCTTGCAACGGCAACCTCGATATGGGCGATACTTGCCCCTTCTGATGCTGCTAAACCATACCTGAGTTATGAGGTTTTGACTGAGCAACCCGTGAACGTGATGGGTCAGGAAACGGCACCAACTGAAGTTCTGTTCCAAGTAAATATATTCACAGACACGTTTCTGGAGACTGTAAACGTCACGAATGATGTCAGAACTGCACTGAATAGATATTCTGGAACTACTGGCTCGGTTGTCGTTCAGGATATATTTTATGAGAACAGAAACGATAATTTTGATGAATCGGATAATGACTATCAGCGCACATTAGATTTTAGAATGTGGTTCGAGGAATAATATGGGTACTCAAGTTATAAAAAATAAACCTTCTTGGTTGGGTGATTTAAACATCGGAGACTATGCCCACGCGCTTGCGATGGATTACGGGGCTGATGCTGTAGATAACACAGTGCTGACTGACACGACCCACAGCAATGCTGGTGGGCTGTTGACGTTCGGGTTTAGCTGCGATGCTTATGCTGATTTTACGAACGCTGATAGCACAGTGTTTGCTGATGTTGCTCAAGCTATTCCTCTCACATTTGCGACATCGAGCGGCGCTGATGACGAAGTTGCATATCTTATTAATGCTCGTCAAATATCAACAACTCCTATTTCTGGAGCAGTCGGGGAAATGGCGGGAATGAATATATCAGGAGGGGCAGCAGGTGGGCTGACCAGAGGTATTATTGAGTTTAATGCTAGCTCAACCAGTTCCAGCACCACCACAGGATCACAGTTGGGTGCCGTATCAGCATCTCAAAGTATTGTAGCCAACCTTCATGTAACTGCTGTGGTAGGCTCAACACTTGATGTAATCGTCCAGAGCGACGACAATAGCGGTTTTACAAGCCCGACAAACAGAATTACATTTTCTCAGGCAACGGGAATCACATCTCAGCACCTGAGTTTGGCGGGAGCAATAACGGATGATTACTGGCGGTTGAGTTATACAATTGCTGGGGGTTCATTCACATTCGCGGTTGCCATAGGCATCGCATAACGGAGGTCATTTAGATGGCAACTTCAGTTTTAACGGACGCATCAGTAACTATAAACAGTGTTGATTTATCTGACCACGTGACATCAGTATCAATCACTTATGAGGCAGATGCAGTTGAAGATACAAACATGGGCGACACTACGCACACGCAACTCGGTGGGCTATTAAATTACAGTGTTGATGTAGAATTTTCGCAAGACTATGCAGCAAGCAAAGTTGACGCTACATTGTTTAGCTTGGTGGGTTCAACAACAACAGTTGTTTTAAAGCCAACTTCATCGGCTGTGAGTGCAACTAATCCGTCTTTTACAGGGACCATGCTTCTGACTAGCTATCCTCCGATCAGCGGCGCGGTTGGTGAATTGGCGACAGCGTCGGCGAGCTTTGTCTCAGCGGGGGCTCTTGCTAGAGCAACATCGTGATGGAAGAGTTAAGCCTCGACGATCTAAAAAACTATACGGTTGAAGTTCATCCCGTAGAATTTTTAGGTAAGCAGGGATACATTCGATCACTGACGTTAGCTGGTCAGGAAACGATCAGCAAGCGTTACGCTGGCAAAGAAAATGACGAGGCCAATCTTTCAGACATAGTGTTTATGGTGACGTTGCTGCTTTGCGATTCAAAGGGTAATTTGATTTTTGAAACACCCGATCAGGGGGCAGAAATACTTGCTCGGCTACCGTCAGTTGATTTGATGGCTTTGATTGACGTTGCAAATAAGATCAATGGCGTTGACGTTGAACACGAAAAAAAACTCTCAGCCGTGACCTAGCGTGTATGCTCAGAATTCGTTTAGCCAAAGAATTTGGTATGACACCTACTGAGGCTGGTAAAAGATTCACGGCGAAAGAAGTAGGTCAGATTTTGGCTTATGAAATGCTTGAACGAGAAAACGCAGAGCAACAGATGCGCGATAATGAGCTTAGAAACAAGGCATCGCAGCAACGCAGCTCCGCAACGGGGTAATTAAATGGCTGTTATAGGCTCGCTGGTTGCAAACCTTGGGATGAATACCGCTCGTTTTGATGCGGGAATTCAAAAAGCTCAGGGAAGCATGAACAGGTTTTCACGCAAAGCGTCACGCTCATTCAATCGAATGAACAAATCAATGGGGATGCTCGGTGGCAGAATAGCTGCGGTTGGTGCTGTAGGATTTGGAGCATTGGTCAAAAACTCACTTGATACTGCTGACGCTATGCAGAAGTTGAGCATAAAAACTGGAGCGTCCGTTGGCGCTTTGTCTCAGCTAAAATTTGCTGGCGAGCAATCAGGCGTTGAATTCAAAACGCTGACAAAATCAATGGAGAAAATGACAAACGCTGTTGCTGAAGCAAAAGCGGGAGTTAGCACCTACGCAATAGCTTTCGACGCTCTCGGTGTAAATGTCGAAGGGCTGGCAAAGTTGAAACCTGAACAGCAGGTTGAAGTACTGGCAGACGCTTTTCAGCAGGTCACCGATCAGACTGACAAAACCGCGCTGGCTATGGATCTATTCGGTGCGCGTGGGACACAGATGCTCCAGATGTTTAAAGATGGTTCTGGCGGCATCAGGGAGCTAAGGACAGAGGCTCATAATCTTGGGATAACATTGTCACAAGAGGCCGCAAACGGCGCTGCTGATGCGAACGATGCTATCAATAGGGCTAAATCTGCAATGAGCGCGATGGCGCTTGAGTCTACAGTCAATCTTGCGCCAGCTATTGAAGACGTTGCAAACGATTTGTCAGACTTAATACCTCGGGCAGTAAACAGCGCATCAGAATCTTTCTTTGTTTTTCGAGAAAACAGCCTTCGGGTCATGTCATTCCTTGTTCAGAAATGGTCAGACTTTGCTGCGTTTGTTGGGAGCGCAATGGGTGCTGATACAGTTGGGAAAGAAATAAAAGAAACCATAGCTAGAATCGATGAACTTAAAGAAGAAATGACTAACTTATCCCCATTGGATAAAAAATTGGTGGGTAATGTATTTGCTGAATCTTTAAAAAACGCAGAGAGTAAATTAGAAAACCTTGTTGCTGGAGATACCTTCGGCCAACAAATGGCAGAAAGCGCGGCGCAAGCAGAGTTGTTTGCTAGTGCATTGATGGTGTCAGCGGATGAAGCGCAAGCAGTGACACAAAAACTCACTGGCGTAAAAACTACTTTTAGTGAAATCAACGCAGAAGTTCCAGAACTGGTCGGAAGATATAAAGGGCTTTCCGCAGCCACGGAAGATTACAAAGAAAAAACAAAAGAGCTTGGCAAGGTAATCAAGGTGGATATTTTTGATCAATCAAAGAGTTTATTTCAACAGATGCGTGATCAATGGAAATCTAATCTGGCGGGGATGCTTAACGATTGGATATCTGCTGGAATTGGGAAGTTATTTAAAAACATGTTTGGCGGCAAATTTGGAAAATCAGGCGGGTTTTTCTCCACGCTGTTCGGGTTCGCCAGAGGGGGTTCGTTCGAGGTCGGTGGCGGCGGGGGTACTGATTCAAACTTGGTGGCGTTTAGAGCGACCAAAGGAGAAACAGTTAGCGTCAATCGCAGAGGCGAGAACGGCGGCGGTGGTGGCAGTGTTGTATTTCAAAACAGTTACGACTTCAGAGGCAGCACGTTAAGCGAACCAGAAGTTAGACAGATGATTGAGCAAAGCAACCGTATTACTCAGCGACAGATTCAAAACAAAATGATAAGGGGTCGGTTCTAATGCCTTCAGTTGTAGCATTTCCCGCAATTACCCCTAACGCTTCTGAAATGGGAATAATAACCAATAGCAAGCAATTTATTTCACCGCTAACGGGTTACACCCAAACGGCAAGCAGGAAGGGCGGCAGATGGTTCCTTCGTATGACGTTCAGCAATCTGCAAGGCTCACAGCGTAGCGTGTTACGCGGCTATCTTGCTTTTATGGAAGGTCAAGTAAACCGTATTTCTGTTGGCGATCATAGCTATACAGGAGCCAGAGGCGCGCTAGGAGGTACACCGCTGGTCAACGGGGGAAGTCAGGTCGGGACATCGTTGATTACCAACGGTTGGCCAGCATCTACATTAGTTTTGAGGGCTGGTGATCTGTTTAGCTTTAGCAACGGGACATATAGCGAATTAAAACAGGTAACCAGTGACGGGACCAGCGATGCAAGCGGAAACCTTACGATATCTATTGCTCCAGAAATTCACACGTCACCAGCAACCACTGCGGCTATTGTCACAGCGTCACCCGTTGGCACGTTCATGTTGGCTTCGCCCACTATTAGCTGGACGAACAGACCTTCGCAGTCGGGCGGTGTATCGTCGCCTCTATCTGATCTGTCTATTGATTTGCTTGAGGACATAGGAACATGAGCAGAGGTCTAGCCACAGCCGTTACCGATGACATTGCCGCCGAGAGGCAGGTAAGGTTAGTGACATTCGCCAAGCTGCAATTTGATTCGGGGACTGTCTATCTTCACGATTCGGTTGGTACTTATTCTTGGGCTGATCCCGTGGACGGTACGCAAAATTGGTTAGGTGTTGGGGATTTTGGTGGAATCGGCGCGGTAGAAGAAAACGCAGAAATGAGCAGTTACGAAATCACGTTGGTATTGTCAGGGTTAGATGCTGGTCTGATGGACGAGGTATTGCAGCAACCCTACCAAGGGCGGGAGGTAACAATATACCTTGGCGCGCTCGATCTCGATAGTGGGCTACTATTGGCGACACCTGACGAGATTTGGGGAGGTACGATGGATGTAGGCCGTATGACGTTAGGCTCGGGGCAAAATGCTATCGAGATAACGTGCGAGTCTGACTTTGCTAAGCTGAATAAGATTAACGGACGCACATTCTCCGACTCTGATTTGCAAGCTGAATTTTCAGGAGATACTTTTCTGCAATACTTAACAGCTATGAAAGACGCTAAGATAGTATGGCGCGGCGAATCTCGAACCAGCTTTTCACCCCCGCCACCAAGTTACCCCGGCATCAATTGGCGGTTTCCTTGGCAATGAACAGACACCAAGCGGTACGGACAACAATGCTAGAATCAGCAAACGCACCGTTTGAGTTTGGCGAGATAGACTGCTGTTTGTTTGCGGCAAAAGTGGCGCACAAAGTAACGGGTATTGATTATGCAATATTGTTTGATCACAAGAACGAAACCGAAGCGCAAGCGTATATTGACGAGCATGGTAGTATTGAAAAATTAGTAACGCATACGCTTGGTCGAGAACCTGTACCCGTTGAACAATTAAAAATGGGCGATCCGGTAATTGTGTCGTTGCCGATCATTGGGGATACGCTTGGCGTATTTACTGTTGATCAAGTATTGTGCAAGTCACCAAATGGAACATTGCCAGTTAACATAAACCGAATTAAGAACGGGTGGAATCTTGCCTAACGCATTGGCTACAGTTATCGCAAAAGTTATTGTTGGCGCTATTGCTGGCGCTACAGGTGTTGCCGTTGGTTCAGTCGCGGCGGGTGTCGTTGTTAGTGTTTACGCGGCAAGCATCATTGCATCTTTGGCGATTATCAGCGCGGTGGCAAAATCGTTTCAACCTGACATGCCATCAGATAACGCCGACATGAAGCGCGACATTGTTTTGCGCGGCGGCACCGAGGCAAGGAAAATAGTTTATGGCGAATCCGTTGTAGGCGGCGTGTTGGTTTATTCAAACATAACTGGCCCCGAAAATGCTTATCTTGTCACAGGCGTTGCACACGCGGGGCATCAAGTTTACAACATGACAGATGTTTATTTTGACGATGACGTAATTGCGCAAGCGCAAATAGGCAACAACGCAGGCGCAGCAGGCACGTTATCCACCTACGATGATGGTTGGACTACAGGTACAACCGGACCTCATACAGGGCAAAATGCGTTAGTGTCTGGAAAATATTACAAAGCCGGTGACACATGGGTTTTGCTTGACCGTTACACTGGCCTTGAAACGCAAACTGCCAGCAGTTTTTTAACTCAGTTTTCAGATTTTGACGCGTTAGATCGTGGTCGAGGCATTTGCTATTCGGTTTATCATTTGGTGCTGAACGAGCAGAGTGAAAAAGTATGGGAGTCAGGATCACCGCGCAACTATAAAAGCAAGATACAAGGCAAGATCGTTTACAATCCTGCGCTCGATGTAACCGCAGGAGCTTGGATTATCGCAAACGGCTTTGACCCATACAGCGTTTACACTGAAACTTACAAAGCGTATTCAACAAACCCTATCTTGTGTGCAGTTGATTACATGATCGACAATCAAAACGGTATGGGTATAAGCCCTGCAAAAATTGATTGGGACGAAGTAGTATCAGAAGCTGCGTTTTGCGATAAACCAGTTGCCAACAGCGTAACGGGGGAACGTGAATCACGGTTTACGTGCAACGGTGTCTTATCAACTTTTGACACGCACAAGGTTAATTTGATGCGCCTAATGAGTGCCTGTAACGGCAACATGGCGTACAAAAATGGCAAGTGGTTTATAAAAGCTGGTCGATTCAGTCAAGGTGATTCAGGCGTTACTAACGGTAGTTTTGCCAGCGGCAATACCGGATGGACTAAATTCGGAACAGGAACTGCCGCCGAGTCAAGCGGTCGTCTGGAGTGTATCGCTACTTCAGGCAACAAGGTAGGGCGTTATCAACAACTGACCGGATTAACTGCGGGGTTTTTATATACAGTTAGCGCGTTAGCAGAAAATACAGGCGGGGTTCTTGGTGCGCTTGGCGAAGTCAATGTTACAACGGCAGCGGGAGATACGGGAACCGTTTTAGGCGGCGCATCTTTCAGCGTTTTGGCGGCTGACGGTAATCATCAATTTGAGTTTATAGCCACAGGAACCACCGCCTATCTGAACTTATTTGTTAACGCGCCGATTGACGGGACAGTGTACTTCGATAACGTAGAATCATATTTAGTCGCAACTAAAACGTTAACCGCTGATTGGTTGCGCGACACTATCGGCGTTCAAACCAGTTTGACGAAGCAAGAACGGTTCAACGAAACAAAAGCGTTCTACTTTTCGTCAGTAGAAACTTACAAACAAGTTCAGTCATTGGAAGTGCACAGCGCCGTTAATCTCTCCCGCGATAATCAAGAGGTGTTGAGCAGGGAATTAAACCTACCGATGACAAACACCGAAGATGAAGCGCAGCGGATTCAGTACAAGCTGTTGAAGATGAACGAGCGGCAAGTACGATTATCTGCTCCCTGCAATTACCTTGCGCTTGATCTCGCGGTTAATGATCGGGTGATGGTGACGATAGAAGAATTAGGGTATACACAAAAAGTATTCTTGGTTGAAGGTTGGACGTTGGTTGATGCCCAAGGCGGCGTTGATCTGGTATTAATTGAGGACGATGCTGATTATTGGCGCGATCCTGATACTAATGATTATGCGACACGAACGGCTATTGGGGTTCTTGTTCCTGCAACGCCTGAAGTTCCACCTCCGACAAATGTTACTCTTGTCGCCCGAGGCGGATTGCCAGACATGATTGTGAGTTGGACTGATCCGCAACCTTCTGTTCAATACGATTATGCGCAGGTATACAGAGCGACAAGCAACTCATTCGGTGCTGCTAGTCTATTAGTTGATACTCGGGCGAACACATACACAGATACGACAGCCGTTTCTGGAACCACCTATTATTACTGGGTAAGGTCAAGACAAGGCGCTGAGTTTTCTGCGGAGGTTGCAACTACTCCAACAAATTCAACGGCTGCCGCGATCAATGCAGCAACTGCTACAAATGTCGAATGGTCTGGGGTTTTAAACGGGGCTGGAACAATCCCCTCAAACAATGCAACCGTGGGTGGCACCCTTGGTTTAGACATAAAAGACGAAGGCGGCACAACGATAGGTGACATCGATTCGCTTAACAAACACGCTCTCGGCGCATTGAAAGCGGCAAATTTTAACCCTTATATGACTCTGGTTGATCCTGACAGAGATACACCTATTGGATGGTACGTTGGCGATCAAACAGGCTCCGGTACACATGCGCAAATCTTGGAGTACACTGATGCAAACAAAAATATATTGAAGATGAATAGCGGATTCGGTGCCACGCTCGTTAGTCAAGCAATGAGGATAATTCCGGGCATGGATTTGATGGGGATCATTCGCTACGACTTGAGTGGTGCCAGCAGTATAAAATTCCCCGTGTTTGCTCTGGATGCTGAAGACCTTGGCGCAGATTACTTGACTATATGCACTACACCGACGAACGCCGACCCAGAAGTGTTGGCTGCAACCCGAGAGGTTGGTGTCACCCTTAGTGCGATTGGGTCCACGACTTGGACAACTGCTGTGATGGCATTAACGCGACCCGATGTAACGGGTACATTTTTAAGCACACACACACCAAACGCGGAATGGTGCTCAGTCGGGGTTGTTCTGACTAGTGCTGTAGATATTCAGATTGATTACATATATCTCTGGTGGCAACCGTCTGCGTATTTTTCATTTGGAGCACCTTAATGGCGGCACTAGCTGACGGAACATTTGCTTTTGATGGTAGTGGACATCTATTGTATGTCCGCTATACCAGTTCTTGGAAACAGGTCAAGGCTCCTTGGGATGGCTCAACAGTTGCATCAGGCACAATCACAACGCTTGGTTCAACAACGATAAACGCCACAACGCTGAACGGCACTATCGGTACAGCAGCACAACCAAACATAACAAGCGTAGGTTCATTAACTGCTTTAACTGTTCAGGCTTCGGGCGCTGATATAAATATATCTAATACGTCAGAATCGACCAGCGGGTTAAACGTTTATGACAGCGCAGCGCCCACAAGCCAATTTATGCACCTCGACTACGATGCTTCCGCTAACAACGTTCTTTGCAACACCTCCGGTTCTTGGCATTTTCGAATTTCAGGTACTAATATACTCACCTTTGGCAACACTGATACGACCATTTCAAACAATCTGCGCTTACCGTCAGGTAATATAAACGCGACACAGGCGGCAAGTACAAATTATGCTGTTAAAGCTGGCGCAACACACGCTAGTTATTCCTCAGAAATTATGCAAAGTGTTTCCACGCGAAGTGCTAATTCATCGTTTAAATTTCTAGCTACGCGCTCAAGCGCGGGAGCGGATTTAGAGCATAATCTGAGAGGTGATGGCAACGGTTATTGTGATGGAGCATGGACGGGCGGCGGTGCTGACTTTGCTGAATTTATGGAGTGGGCAGACGGTAACCCTCTCGATGAAGATAGAACTGGTAGAACGGTTGCGGTTGCGGTTCAGGATACGACAGGACATATAACGCCGAAAATAAAAATAGCAGAGGCTGGCGATGTTGTGATCGGTGCTGTCAGTGCAAATCCTACTACAGTAGGGAATTCGGATTGGAATAAATGGCAAGGGAAATATTTAAAAAACAAATACGGTGGTTATTTAACAGAACTGGTTGATTATTACGTTTGGACAGAGCAACGCGCAATAATTCCAGAATCTAATCTTGAAGCGCAAAGGCGAATTGATCAGATTGATAAAATTGAGGGAGTGAATTCCAATCAAGATTTGCTGCAAGAAAAAGCAAAATTAATTTCTCGTATTGTGCCTGAGTCTGAGTATAAAAATGAAAATGTTGAAGTAAGCTATCTGGTTGACGAAGTACCAAAAGATGTTGCCATTCCTGCCAATGTAAAAATCGAAAGTTTAGAAAGGCGCGTTTTAAATCCAGCATGGGACGGCACGAGTTCTGAGGATCACCTTCCGCGATCGGAGAGAAAAGAATGGTCGCAGATCGGCATAGTAGGATTTGTAATTATTGATGACGGTCAGGTGACGGGCGATAACTGGATCAGTTTTGGATCGCTGGGCGAAGGCGTTTCCAGATGGTTGCTCAAGTAGATAGTGAAAGCCCGATGGATGACCAAATTCTGGTTTGGGTTGGTATCCTTGCCTCGCTGATCGGGTTGCTAGAGTTTGCGCGGCGCATGATTCTTGAGAATCAGAACCAGCGGCATCAGATAAAAAGAATTATCAGATTGTTGGATGATATTGAAAAGGTCCAGAACACGCTTGAAGATGTATTACTACACCCCGACGACAGCGGGTTTGGTGTTATCTGGTTAAGGAACGAGATTGATGAGTTAAAAGAAATCTGCTCAAAAATCGACCACCGGCAAAATGAACATATAAAGGCTGGGATTGATAGAATTGAAAAGGTTCTGGAGAAAATCACATATGACTGATGAAAATAGACGCTCAACAGACGGGCATATTTATGTTCCGGTTTGGTTGGCTCCAATGTTGCTTGCTGCGTTTGTCGTTTTGGGCTTGGGCTATGTAGTTAGTCTCTCAGCAGATGACGCGCAGCAGCGGGTTGATGTCCACGCATCATCTGCTGACGTTAGGATTGTAAAACTCGAGGACAGTTCGAAAGCTCAACATACGAATATGCTGCTGATCAAACAGGAGCTTGAGTACCTTACTGACGAAGTTGGAAAAGCCGCTAACAGCAGCGAAACGAATAACCACCTGCTCAACCGGATTGCAAACAAGCTCGATGTAGAGATGGATTGATGGACATTTTGGGCGTTGGCAAATTAGTTGGTTCAGTCATCAACGGGATTGGTGATCGCAGGGCAAGAAAGCATGAGCTAGAAAAAACCATCGACATGAAAAAGATCGAAGCGGCTGCGGCAATTGATAGCAGCGTTGTCGCGTTGCAGCTTGCTCAGATTGAGGTCAACAAGGCTGAAGCGGCCAGTCGGAATTTCTTCGTTTCGGGATGGCGACCATTTATTGGGTGGACTTGCGGATTCGCTTTACTCTACAACGTGATCTTCAGCCCTCTGCTTGAAGGCTTGGGATATCAAATGCCAGTGGTTGACCCTTCGTTATTGTATCCAGTGCTGCTCGGCATGTTGGGCTTGGGCGGTATGCGCTCGTTTGACAAAAGGACTGGCAGCACCGCTAAGTAAAGGCGACCTCAGAGCCATTCTGGGGCCACCTACGGCGTTTTAAGACATCAGGTATAACTATCTATACCTAACCCCCATCTACACCCTCGCACGATTCTAATGTTTCACGTGAAACATCCAAGGCACTCTTATACCTACCAAATGAAGCTGGACAGATTCAATGTTTTGGTCTAGTTCAGATTGCTCTGAAAAACATTTGAATATTAATTCATAAAAGAGTGTACATACGTTCAAATATGTATATAATGATACGCATACCAACAAAGAAAAGAAAAACAAAAAGGAAACGAAGATGGAATACAGAATACAAAAAGAAACAGAAAATGTGAGAATAATAACTACCTCAGAAGAAATTACAGTCTACACTCATCAGGTTAATGATCGAATGACTGAAATTATGGGAAAAAGATGGACTGAAGTTCAAGGCACGAAAGTTGGAGAGTACGACAGGAAACAGGGTTGGACGGTTAAAGAAATCAAGCAAAGATATAGTGAGTGAAAAACACAACAACAACAACAACCATAAACCCAAAAAGGAATAGAACAATGAAACAGACAATCGATACTTTCCAATTCACTGACGCGGCAGCTTTACGCGATTGGCTAAACGGTTTTAAACAAACCGATCTATCAGCAGTCAATATTGTGCACAACAATGGTTGTGACTATCTCACTGTTCACTGGGAAGAAGAAAGACTAACTGACGGCTCGCTTGTTAATAATATGGTCATCAGCTAACCACTAACCCAACCACTAACAGGCCCCGTAAAGTCGGGGCTTTCAGGTGAACCAACCAACAACAACAACAACCACGAAAGGAAACAAAAATGCAACAATATAACTTCATCATTCATGACAGCGAAGGGTACGTTCTTCTTACCCTAAAATCTCAAAACTTTTCAACTAAAGAGGATGCTTTCGCTTCCCTCATCCCAGTTCTTAACGCTGTGCGTAAGCAGTACAGTGACGGAAACGCCGAATTGTGGTGCAGTGACATCAATGAATCATAACCACTAACCAACCACCATCAGGCCCGCGATGCGGGCTTTCAGGTGAAAGAACCCCAAACTCAAAAAGGAACGAGCATGGATTTTTTAGAAACTACAAACGGTAGGATCTGCAAATCATTCAAAAATGATTGCGTAGTCAGATCAATCTCGATTGCGACAGAACAGGATTACGGGGATGTGTTTGACGATCTGATGAAGCTAGGTTCTGAGCTTCGGGCATATCCAAATCACGACAAAGTCTGGCAGCGTTATCTTGAGAAGACACTGGGCTGGGTAAAAAACAAGCCGCCCAGAATTGAAGGAAAGTTAATCAAGCTGGGAGACTGGAATCCTGATCACACTGCGGCAGTGATTAGAAATAGTGGTCATCTTACCGCTATGCACAACGGCATCATCAAAGATACTTGGGACTGTCGTTATAGGCCTGTCAACAGTTACTGGACAGAGTCATAATTAAACGGGGTTTCGGCCCCAAACCCAAAAAGGAATAGAACAATGAAAACTATTATTTTGAATGGTAAAATTTTGAAGATTTCAGAAAGCGAAGAGAGGGCTTTAAAGACTCTCAAGTATTACGGCTGGTCTTCGAAAAAAGACAAGTTTGTTGAGGGCTCAAGGCCTCGATATCAAAACACGATTATTCCTCACAGCATCGAAAGACGAAAAGATTTAGGAATAACGGAAGTTAGTCAGCCAAAAACAAAAAGAGAAATTAAGTTTTTTAAAAATCATTCAAGGTGCAAATCTGGCATTTTTGGAAATCCTCGAAGGATTAATGCGATTTTAGAAAAGCTTGAAGAAAAGAAAAAATCTAATCTTTCAAGTCTTGCAGCAAGAATCAGCAAATAGACAGTCGGCAATTCTAGCGAGTTGCCTTCTGTCTGTCTGTTTTCGCAGACAGTAAACCATAAACTAAAAAGGAAAACGAAAATGCACAATATTGAAAATTCACAACAGACCCTGACATCATTGATGCAGACAATTCAGGATCAAGCAGCACGATCAGCGGATTATTTGGCAAATACTAATAACCTTCAATTCTCAACTGAGGTTACTGAAACAGGCCAGAACAATTCGACGGTAATCATGGAAGCGCATAAAGGAATGCCAACAACCGCCCTTCGTGTTAACGATGTTGCCTTTGATCAGATTGCGACTAAAGCAGATTTGCCTACAAAGACAGCAAGGCGGTTGCGGGATGAATACCCTGCGGTACTCGATCATGCGGTTCGGGAAATTTGGGACAAGGAAAACGAGCCAAGAATGATTCGCTCTTTCATGGATTCTGAAAGCAACAGCAGCGGAACAGCCAGAGCATTTGTATCTGATAGGTTCAAAACTTTCGACAACGTACATTTACTGTCAGCCGCTTTGCCTCAGTTGATGGAATCAGACGCACAATGGAAAGTAGTTCGGGGAACTGTTACTGACAAGCAAATGTTCGTCGAATTGAAGAGCGAGATCATTACAGCAGATGCTGCTGAACGTGCATCTAATCCCCACCCTACTAATAACGTCATGCAGTTGACTGAACATACGAGGTCTTTAGGAGGCGTTAACAGGACTGTAGGCGATGTCATGGCACTGGCAATCAGGCTCAGAAATAGCGAAGTAGGTCTTGGCTCAATTCAGGTCAGTCAGATGTTGATGACATTAGCTTGCTTGAACGGGATGCAGACAGGCAACAACCACCGATCAGCGCATTTAACCAGCGCCAGAGGCGATGCGGAATTTGCGCGAATACTTCAGAACGATACCATCGAAGCTGATAACCACGCATTGAAGTTGAAGCTTCGTGACCTTATCTCATCTTATGCCGACGAGGGGCAGTTTGAGACTTTAATGGATAAGTTCGCGGCAGCCAGAGGCGATCTGATTCAGGTAGCACCACATCAAGCTGTTGAGAACCTTGGTCGAATCATGAAGCTCACCAAGCCTCAAACTGCATCAGTGCTAGACGGGTTGATGGCTACTATCCAGCAGGATGGTTATGCGGGTCACGCGATATCAAGAGCGACGATGATCAACGCTGTCACGGCGGTTCAACATAAGGTCGAAGCGGACTCGATGAATGAATGGCAGGTCATGGGCGGCAAGGTGCTGGATCTATCACCCAAGGATTGGTCAATAGTCGCTGAAGCAGCATAATGAAAAGGGGCTTCGGCCCCTAATTTATTTGCATATTAATTCAGAAAAGAGTGTACACACGTTCAAGTTTCTATATAATAATGCACATACCAACAAAAACTAAAGGAAGGAATAGAACAGATGAAAAACAAAGGTCCATTCGCAGACAAGGTAGTGCGCGATCAATGGCAGGGCGGCGGATTCTGGCATGGAGACAAGCGACACCCTAAAGCAGTCGCCGCACTAGAGCGCAGAGCCGCACGAATGCGTGGCATCACCGTTGCCGAATTCAGAAAGAACAACATAGGAAACAAAACTATTTGAATATTAATTCAGAAAAGAGTGTACACACGTTCAAATTTCTATATAATAATGCACATACCAACGAAAAAAAGGAAACAGTAAAATGGAATTTGTAACATCAAAAGAACACGCTGACGAGATGGCCAAAAGTTTGTTAAACATGAAGCAAGCTATCGAGTTCATTCAGACTATGATCCCGAATTCAGAAGTAAAGAAGGATGGCCCGAACATATTAGCCATTGAATATAAAGGAACCCCAATTTACTTTACTAAGCAAACTGCCGTAGTCGCAATCAACGGGCGCGGCGGTGAAGCATTTAGAACTAGGAATTTAGGTTTCTGCCCAAAGCACATGCAAGGTGTTTTCGACTGCAATGTCAGGGAAGTAGACGCATATATCGAAAGTCAAGCAGCGGCGAAAGCAAGGAACGATATTCGTCGGCAGCGAATGATTGAAAAAAGAGCGCAAACCACTTAACTCTTGGATCATGATAATTAATCGGGGCTTCGGCCCCACATCAAACAAAAAGGAAAAAATCATGTTTACACTGGAAGAAGCGCACAAAGCAATCGCTAGATTAGAGCACTACATTCAACTCAAACTTTCAAAAGACGAAATGGAACACGTTCTGTGCATACTTGTTAATACTACCTTTCCATCGTGCAATCCCGTTGATTTAGTGCAATTTATGGACGATTAGCTGCTAACCACTAACCCCACCATCAGGCCCTGTAACCAGTCAGGGCTTTTTGGTGAAAGAACCATAAACTTAAAAAAGGAGAATCAACATGAATCCAGAATGTAGAGCAATAGAATCCCAAGATGACCCCGATTGCCCCTGCTGCGTATGCGGCAAAGAATCATACGATCATATTGATTATAATGATGGAACATTTCTTTGCACAGATTGCGAAATAAAAGACCTTCAGAGCCTCGGTTACATCGTCCCTATCTTGGCGCAGCATCAGGGCTGAAATTGCCAACCTCAAGATTGTTAGGGCAGAGTCATAACCAAACGGGGCTTCGGCCCCAATTTCCAAAAATATTAAGAATCAACAAAAAAAATTAGGATAAATATCATGGCTGAAAAATTCTTAAAAAATTATATCAGCGACAACTTCATGGAATGGCAAAAAGATCTGGCAACAGGCCCAGACATCATCAGCAAGAGACTAGATGAAATTGATGCTTGCGATCATATTTATGACGAAACTGATCATTGCTTTGAATGCGACCACCCGAAGCCGAAAGAAAATATTTCGGATAAGAAATTTGAAGATTATTTTAGCGAGAATTTTATCGAAAAACTGGAAGTCATCTTTGACATTTTAGATTACAAAAAAGACGATCATTCAAACAATGAGAATCTCAAAGAAATGATCCGGTTGCTGGTAATCATGGCCCAGTGCGAAGGCGAAATGAAAATAATCAAGATGGTTGAAAATTCAACGTATGGCGGAAAGAAGTAAAAAAAAGCCCCGATCCAACATTGCGCTGAATTGGGGCTTTTACTTTTGCCCGATCTTGGTATAGATTAGGCACATCGACTGGTTTACAGACCACTTGAAATGTTGAGTAAGAACGAAAATCAAGCTGCCGAATTACGCGGATTGTATCAACTCAAAAATGACATTTCATCCTTATATTAACGTCTGTTAATCATTTGATCAGGAACTAAAGTTGCCGTGTGATGCGGGGGGAATAGAACAAAACCCCTTGATTGACAGCCCAGCGGTTCCAGCGTCGCTATGCAGAAAGGCGTTGGTAAGGATTCAGTTATCCGATAAAAGGCTTTTATATCCTGTGCTATCAGTTGATTAACATCCCTGATAATTGATCTGCGACACTTCGCAGGGGCTGTTTAATATATATTTAAAAACTACAAAAGGTTAATCAAATGAAAGAACAGTCAGACAAAGAAATCACAGAAATACTCTTCAAAGAATTCTGGAAAAACTATCCGAAGAAGGAAGGCAAAAAGGTCGCTTGGGATAAATTCAACAGGTTAAGCATCGAGACACAACGAGTGATTGTTGATCATGTGAGAGAACGAGCAAAGACTGACGCTAAATGGCTGGGCGGGTATTGCCCTATGGCATCGACATTTTTTAATCAGGAACGCTGGTTTGACGAGTATGAAGTGATTGACACTCGAACAGGTAAACCAAGATCAAAAAAACAGGCTGTCGAGGCTATCAATTGCGATCATTGCAAAACAGACACGCGAACCCAACGGCATACTGACATCTGTGAATCTGGTATTCCCTACTACGATATTAAAATCGGAGATGATTATTACAAGTTTTCTGGCGCAGGAATCATACGGGTCATTTGAGATGTATCAAAAAAGGAAGAAAAACAAAACAAAATCAAATAACATGCTATTGACCAGATCCGCAGGTTTGGTTGTGCGCCCTGCATCAGCTAATTTTAATTCCTTTTTATTGGCTGGTGTGGGGTTTTTTGTGTTAGGATGTTCAAACAAACTGCGAAAAAAGGAATCGAAATGAAAGACATTTACTCAGCCTTAATCAAGGCGCAAGCACAATTTCCCACTGTCGAAAAAAACACTGTTGTAAAAGCTGGAAAGTTTAATTTCAAATTTGCCAGCTATTCGGCAATCTGCGAAGCGATCAGAAAACCACTTGGTGATAACAATCTGGCGTTTATTCATTGCCGAACTTCAGGTAATGACGTTAACTCAGACCGCCTAGAAACCGTTTTAATACACGAATCGGGCGAGTCGATTACTACATCACAACCCGTTCCAATCATCCCTGACGCGCAGCAGTATGGCGCGTGGTTAACATACATGCGGCGCTACCAGTTGAGTGCGTTGCTAGGATTGGCAACTGACGAAGATGTTGAAGCGCCAGCTATCAGCGAGATAGAGGTGGCACCTGAGTGGTCTGTTGAATCAATTAGCACTATCCAAGATGCATCAAACATTCTTGAGCGATCAGTGAGTGATTTGCTGTCAGAGATCACAAACAATAAACGTGCTGGGCTACAGATCACAGACGTTCCTCTGGCTTGGGAAAGTCACATCCTTAAAAAGCTTGATGAGATGATTGTTGAAAGCGGTTTGCTTGATGAGATGATTGTTGAAAGCGGTTTGGCTGCGGGTGACTCATGAAGGTTTCTTTAGTTCAGGGAACAGAACCTTGGCACGATTGGCGCGCTAACGGCATAGGGGGAAGTGAAGCCTGTTCAGTGATGAATTGCAGCCCCTACACGACACGGCACAATTTGGCGCTATACAAGACGGGAGCAAAGCATCCGCCCGAATTCCCTGAATTTTTAGCTAAGAAAGGTCACGCCAAAGAAATTATCGGCAGAAATTTTGCCGAAACAATGCTGGGAGTCACGTTATACGCTGAGTGCTATCAATCAGATCATTTTGATTTTATCAGGGCATCGTTAGACGGTATTAACCCCGATGAAACGATAACCTTTGAAAGCAAATTTGTTGGCGCCAAGGCTTTCGAGGCACAGCAAAAAAGCCTTGAGATTCCAGATCATCATTATTGGCAGATTGTTCAGGGTTTTATTACTGTCAAAAAAGCGACTCATTGTTATTACGTTGTTGTAAACGATTCTGACGAGTGCCACGGCGTAATGATTGAACGTATAGAGTCCGATTGTAAAACGCTCGAAACGGCACTATGCGAATTCTGGGCTTATATCAAATCGGGAAACGACATAGTTGACGACTCGCCAGAGTTTGTGGATTTGTCGGCTAACAATGAATTCAACGCTGCAATGTCTGATTACCTGCTGCACTGTGAAGCGATTAAAACCATAGAAATAGAACGGGATGCAGCAAAGGCAATTATTGTGAATCTGGCAAACAATCATTCATCAGAATGTGATGCTGGAAAGATTAAATTTTATGATGTTAAGGGCGCGGTTGATTACCCTAAGTTGATGAGTGTCTACAAAATAGATGCCGAGGCTTACCGCAAAAAAACGACGACTCGAAACAGGATCACAGCAAATGAAAAATAACCCGAAACCAATGTTGGTTCTGAACTTCATTAATGACTTTATGAACAGCGAAGGATATTCACCGACACGCAGAGAAATCGCGTCAGAAATATTGAACGGTCACACTAATGCCAGCCAGCATTACATCACGAAGCTCATGGATGACGAGTTGATAAATGTGGGCAAAATGGGTCACAGGGCTATTGGCGTGACTCTGAAAGGCAAGCGAGCATTGTCTGAATGGAGGAAGTCTAATGAAAGTGACGCTAATAAAACTGCGTGATCAATCAACAGGGAATACAAGCCTTCACCCGTATGATGCAGAAGCAAAAAAAGCAATGGCTAAATTTAGCGAAGGCGAGTTGATTATTCTGGATCTTAAAAAGTCTCGAAACCCCAAATTCCATCGGTACGCTTGGGTAATGTTCAGGACTCTACTGGATATGGTTGACGAGCCAATTGCTCTGGAATCGTGGGTGAAGATGATGACCACAAAAATCGGGAGGTATACTAGCATAGGCAAGGTGGACATAAACGGCACTACTAGCGTTGCAGTGGTACCTGATTCAATATCTTTCGAGGTCATGGATGAAATTGAGTTCCACAAATTTACCAGCGAATTCCACAATTATTTCTGTGAGCGATACGGCAATAAGGTCAGCTACAAGCAATTGCAAGAAATTGTAGGGTGGATGTAATGTATCCAGAGTCGATTATTACAAAGAGAGATCAGGAAATCGTCACAGCAAGGGTTGAATCTGAACAGGATTACAAAAATTCAATGACAAAAAACCGTGGGAAATATGTCGGGTTTATGACTGAACGGAAATTCATGGGCTGGTGTCAGAAAATGGGATTTGATTGCCGACAAACAAACACCCATAACGATGATTTTTTGGTCAATAATAAAACGGTTGATGTTAAAGCTAAATTAAGAAATGTCAGAACAAATGAAGATCATGAAGCTTCGGTTTGGGAAAGTTCAATGTCTCATCAAAAGCCAGACTTTTACGTATTTGGATCAGTGTTAAAAAATAAGATCGTTCAGCTAATTGGGTGGCTGGAATATGAAAGATTTTTGTCATTAGCAAGAATCATGAATAAAGGAATGGATCAGGGGAATATGAGTATTGTTGAAGATTGCAGGAATGTTTATCACTGGCAGACAAATCCGATGGATCTATTCATGAAGATCAAGCCTCAAGATCAGACAACTGATCAATGGTTGGCTGATTACAATAAGGCTGAAGAATGAATAGATGTCGCCACTGCAAGGTCATGTTTGAACCTAACATGAGTTCATTGCAAATATGCTGCTCTTACCAGTGCGCCGCCGCTTGGACTATAACTGTCAAAGGGCAACAGCACGTTGCGAAGCAGAAACGTAAAGACATCCGAGCGCGTAAACTGGCGATAAAAACCAAATCCGATTGGACGCGGGAAACACAGCAAGCTTTTAACGCCTTTATTCGAGAGCGTGATTATGATCAACCCTGCATATCCTGCGGTAAGCCAGCAACGTATGAAACCAACCAATGGGACTGTGGTCATTATCGAAGCGTTGGGGCTTCACCTGAATTGCGGTTCGTTGAGGACAATGCCCATAAGCAATGTAAGAAATGTAATCGCAACTTATCGGGAAACATTGTTGAGTATAGGTTGCGCCTGATCGACAAGATAGGAATGAGGAAGTTGAACTGGTTAGAGGGGCCGCACGAATCGCCCAATCTGATTACCAAAGACCTGATACAACTAAAATCACAATACATAACCAAAAAAAGGCAACTACAAGATGAGCGTGAATATCAACAAAAGGGTGTTTAAGAATAAGCGAGATGATGATCGGTTAAGTTATGTTGTCGTTGATCAACGTAGCGCAAAGAGTCGGCATGTTGGTTGTCGAGATACAAGAGAGCGAGCAGAAGCCTTGAGAGAAAGTTACATTTTAAGAAACCCTGCTCCTATAGATGATAAAATCAGGAAGTCAGAAAGGATAGAATCCAGAGATATCTTGGTTAGGGAATCAGCGAAAGTATTGGCTCAGGCTTGGCGTGGTGACCATTTCTTTCAAGTATAAGAATGAGAGGAACGTTTTTTAGTGTGCTTGTTAGATCACTCGCAAAAACTAAAGCAGACACCGAGGGGATGCAAGGCCCCACTAATTTTGACAGGGCAGGGATATGATTCAGATAGTTAGATTTGCTGTGTTAACTGAATGCACAATAGGGAGATTATATCTTGATAGGGAACCGCTTTATTACACGATTGAAAAACCTTGGCTTAACAATACGCCTTTCGTTAGCTGCATTCCGATCGGACGCTACCCTGTTACCCGAGTTGATTCGCCGTCTTATGGAGAGGATACGTGGATGGTTGATGAAGTACCTGATCGGACTCATATTTTGTTTCATGTGGCTAACGTTGCTAATAATGTCCAAGGTTGCATCGGGATGGGAATGGATTTGTACTCAGACCTGTCAGGGGTTCGACAAAGCAGAATCGCTGTTGACGATTTTTACCAACGCACTGAAGACCGCTTATCGGAAGAAATAGAAATTTCAAATGGGTATATTTATAAATGAACGTGCCGACCCTTGAAGAAGCCTACGCGATTGCACCATTAGTGACCTTGGTGCTGATCATTATTGTCCTTGGATTCGTTGCTGGTTACCGATCAAGGAATGATCATGTCGAGACATTGAAAGCGTGGATTGATTCGCTCAAGGGGAAGAAATGAAGCTAATTGTGACTATTATCACGATCATATTACTCAGCGGTTGCAAGACACTACCCACTCCGTTTGATACAGGGCCAGAGGTATCCCCGCCGATAGGTTGTGTTGAAGGTAGGGAGCGCAGCGTTGACTGTTAAAAAAACCGACCTTCAGCAGATTCAAGACTATGTGCAATGGCGTTTTGATTACACCTCAGATATTGAACAGCGAGGATTGCCAGAGCATTGGGTTGGCGTTTCAGAGCTTAAAGATTTAGACAGCATGGCTCGACGCACGTTTAAAGATGATTGTGACGGTCACGCTTTAGCTTGTAGATATCAATGTCGGAAATTGGGTATCCCGAGTCGACTCGTTTTTTGTCAAACAGAAACGCACGAATACCATTTAGTTTTAGAGGTCGAGGGGTGGATTTTGGACAACAGACGGAGGTGGGTTATTGACCGCGGTCATTGTGAGTATAATTGGATCAGCATAAGTAGTTTTGATGAGGGGGGGCCTTGGCATGAGGTCTATCATTAATGCCTCGATCTAATCGCAAACCTTGCTGTAACGCTGGCTGTAATCAACTGACTCACAATAGTTATTGCGACAAGCACAAAACAAAAAAATGGAGGAGAAGAACGGCAGACAGCGCAAAGCGTCAGGCCATGTACAACACTACAAGTTGGCGAGTGGTGCGGAAGATCCATCTGAATAATAATCCGCTATGCGTTGAATGCGAAAAATTGCATAGAGTTGTACTCGCCACCGTTGTCGATCACATCACGCCACATCGGGGTGATCAAGCATTATTTGACGATCAAACAAATTATCAAAGTCTCTGCAAACTTTGTCACGATAAAAAAACAGCCCGAGGGGAATAATGGAAATTATTGAAAAGGAAATAGGCGAGTTAACTGCTTATGAAAACAACAGCCGCACTCATTCGGATGAACAAATAAATCAAATAATTGCCAGTATTAATGAGTTTGGTTTTACAAACCCTTTGCTGATCAACCCTGATAATGGCGTTATAGCGGGACATGGTCGATTGAGAGCGGCAATTGAAGCAGGCATGGATAAAGTCCCTTGTATAATCCTTAAAGGGCTTACAGAAGCACAGGAGCGCGCATATGTCATTGCAGACAATCAGCTAGCATTAAACGCTGGATGGAACATGGATATATTGGCGCTGGAATTAGCAGACTTGAAAGATATGACGTTTGATATTGACCTGATTGGTTTTGATGGCGATTTTCTGGATGATTTGTTGGTTGATAAAAAAAACGAAGGGTTGACCGATGAAGATGCGGTTCCTGATGCGCCAGAAAAACCTATAACAAAAAGCGGCGATGTTTGGCTGATGGGTGATCATCGAGTTATGTGCGGAGACAGCACAAACATTGATCACGTTGAAATGCTAATGAATGGCAAAATAGCCAACATGCTATTCACATCGCCCCCGTATAACGCAGGCGAGAATGTGTATGACCCAACATCGAAGGTCACAAAAGGGAAATATGAAGCATACGACGACGATATAGACCCGAACGAATGGAAATCATTAGTCAACGATACTCTGACCGTATGGCGGCAATTCACAGAATATCAATTTATGAATATCCAGCAGTTAGCAGGGAACAAGAAATCTTTTTGGCAGTTCGCTTCTGATAACTCAGATTATCTTGCTGATGTTTCGGTATGGAACAAAGGACATACAGCGCCTGCATACGCCACCAACGTAATGAACTCCTCATTTGAATTTGTTTTGATATTTGCTCAAAAAGAAAATCCTAGCAGAGCAATATCAACAGCTAATTTCAGAGGCACTGTGTCGAACGTTTTGGATATGGGCGGGCAAAGGTCTAACGAATTTTCTCATGTTCACTCCGCAACATTCCCCGTTGCCATGACTGAACACTACATAACGTCTTTCACATCAAGCAATTCTATTATTTGCGATTCTTTTAATGGTGTTGGAACTACGTTGATTGCGTCTGAAAAAAATAACCGCTTGTATTACGGAATGGAAATAGACCCGCTTTATGTGGATTGCACTGTGATTAGATGGCAAGAGTACACTGGGAAATACGCTGTATTGGAGTCTACTGGGGAAACGTACAACAGAAGCGTTCCACGTGGAACCATAGTCGAATGACCAATCACTGTGCTAACATTCAACAACTAACCCTATTAACGGGGATGGATGATGATAATGGTATATGCAGGGAAGGAGTACAAAGCCACGCTAACGGACAAAGGTCTGTTGATAGGCGCACTCAATGTGGTCCTACCTATCAAGCCAGTGGTCAAGGTCGTCGAGTGGAAGATAGCCGCCTGATGTGCGGTGAACGCTGGTTAACTAAAGGGAGTCCCTTCGAATGAATGAGCAACACAGACCCACCATCACGGCTGTTCATACAGCCAAGCCCAAGCGCCGCAAGCCCAATCAACTATTGATCGACGAAGCACAGGCAGACGCTGCCGAGTTCGCTGACAAGGCTGACCATTGGATGAGAGTATCTGCTGCGCTAACACTGGTGATTATTGTAGGTGCGTTTTACGCTGCCATTCAGTTGATCTAGCATCGTGATGCCTCACACGCTGTATGTGATCGCCCACATGGTCATTGCGCTGGCACAGTATGATTCACTGGATGCTTGTCTCATCGCCGAGCAGAGACTGCTGAGTAATGTGTGGTACGATGATTTCAGGACGGCTTGTATTGCAGACAGGGGTATACCCCTTTTTATCTCTACAACCTAAAAACGAAACATCGACGCGATAATAATTTCCACATTTATACAATAAAAATAGAGGGGGTAAGAAATGGCCAGAGGTAGAAAGCCAATGCCTGACGCTATTAGGCTTGTGAAGTACTCAAAGCCAGCCAAAGAGCGAATGAACCCAGACCAACCCGAGTACGGGATTGATATTCAATGCCCAGAAACCTTCGACGAGGTCAGGCGCAAAGCTTGGTTTGAATTAGTGCCAAACTTAATCAGGGCTGGAGTAGCCAAAGAAGTCGATGTGTATTCGCTTGAGATGCTTGTAGAAAAATGGGTGGAATGGCGGGACGTGCAGGACAAAGTGAACACCACAGGTCTGGTGATAAAAGCCCCTTCCGGTTACCCGATCATGAATCCTTACTACACAATGTCGATGCAGATAGGAAAGGAAGTCGGAAGAATGTTGTCTGAGTTCGGTATGACTCCATCGAGTCGCCAGCGGGTTGTAGCAGACAAGCCAAAGAAAGTTAGCGAGTTTTCTGACATATCATGACTGACTATCCTCATTGCCGTGACGCATGGGGCTATGCCAACGATGTTCGTGACGGAACAATTCCAGCGTGTCGGTATATCAAGCTGGCTGTCGAAAGATTCTTTAAAGACATGGAACGCGAAGACCTATTTTTTGATTACGACAAGGCAGAAAAGTTCTGTAATTTTTGTGGTCACCTCCCGCACGTAAAAGGACGATGGGCGCAAGATAACCAGAAGCTTGAACTGGAGGCGTGGCAGAAATTTAAATTTATAAATTTGTTTGGGCTTTACAGAATATCCACCGGAAAGCGAAAATATCAGGAAGTTTTAAATTTAATCCCACGCAAAAACGGAAAGTCTATTGATGCTTCTGCGGTGGCTTTATTCATGCTGACTTCGGATGGAGAATTTGGGAGCGAGGTCTATTGCGGAGCGCGGAGCGAGAAACAAGCGAATGAGGTTTTTACACCAGCGAAGCAGATGCTGAAAAGAAATTCGAGCTTGGCAAAATTTCTAGACCTGTCAGTACAGAAGCAGAGTATATTTCGGGAGTCTGATAATTCATTTTTTCAGCGAGTTATCGGTGACCCGCCAGACGGGACATCACCTCACTGCGGGATTGTGGACGAGTATCACGAACACAAAAAAGATTCTGTGTATAAAACATTTCAGACGGGGATGGGAGCGCGAGACAATCCTTTGCTCTACGTGATTACAACGGCGGGTGATAACATAAATGGGCCATGTCATGAAAAAGTACAGGAGTGCATACAGATATTGGAAGGAGTGTTGACCGACGATCATGCTGACTCAACATTGGTGTTGATTTATACGATTGACGATGACGCGCCCGAAGATTTTTGGAAGACTGAAAACGCGCTGAGAATGGCAAACCCGAACTATGATGTTTCATTGTCTGGTGACTGGCTCAAGAAACAGCAATTACAGGCGATACGGTCTGCGAAGGATCAGGGATTCTTTAAGACAAAGCATTTGAATATATGGGTCAATCAAACTGAACCATTCGTTAACTTTGAGGACTGGAAAAAGTGCGGCGATGATGACTTAAAGATTGAAGATTATCTGATGCATCCTTGCGTGATGGGTGTAGACCTGTCGAGCCGAATAGACTTCACCGCCAGCTGCAAATGCTTCTATGAAGATGACGCAGATGGCAAGCGGCACTATTATTTGTTCCCAGAATTCTGGTTGCCCGAAGAGGCATCACGAGAGTATCCAGCGTGGCGTGATTACATCAACTTCACTGAAGGCAACGAGATAGATACAGCTGCTGTGAAGAAGAATATTAAGTCTGATTTAGACAATTATATGATTGATGAAATCACCTTCGACCCGTGGAAGTCAGCAGGGTTCGAGCAGGAACTTGCGGATCATGGTGCAGAAATAACCAAGTTCCCTCAGACAATTGGGCAATATACGATGCCCATGAATGAATTTGAAGCTGCTATAATAAGTGGTAGACTCCACCACAATAACAATCCGGTTATGAACTGGATGCTTACAAATCTTCATGCGAAGCGCGACACAAACGGTAACTGCAAGCCGCGCAAGGAAGATCAGAAAAAGAAAATTGATGGCATGGTTGCCGCAATAATGGCCCTCGGTAGATGTATGCAAACCGAGGAACAGGCTTTCAGCCCAACTATTTTAACAATTTGAGGACGCTCAATTGGAAAAGTTATTCACAGCACAGACAACAAACGACACGACTGCCAGCAATATAATCACAGCTACTGGGCGGGAGCTAACCGTACAAGCGTGGGGAACATGGGGCGGCGCAACGCTGTCTGTTTACCTTTCGGTAGATGGCACCAACGGCGTTCTTTTAAGTGACTTGACTTTAACCGCTGACGGAATGGTTGCTATTCAAGTTCCATCTGGCAATAGAGTTTGGGCAACGCTCACGGGGGTCGGAACTTCCAGCGTTAACTGCTGGATCAACGGGCAAGGAAAAGACTAATGCGCTTAGTCGAACGGGTGACGAAGCGTGTTGCATACTCACCTGCGTCAACACCTGTCACAGACCCGCGACACAAGGCTTTAGCTAGATTCTTCTGGAAGGGCACTCACACCCTAGCAGCCACCACTGGCACAACCCCCACATTCACCCGAGCCACTTCTGCGACATTTGAAGACTTTGAAGGCTTAATCAAGACGGCTGAGAGCAGTGAGCCGAGGTTTGTTGGTGCTAGGCGGGTAGAGAATCTGCTTACCGCTAGTGAGGATATGACGAATGCGGCTTATGCTGACCAACTCGGAGCGGTAAGCGCAGCCACACAGACCGTATTTGACGGAACTGCCAACGGCAGCGTGTATCAACTTGTAACGATAACTGATGATGGTTCCGGTGTTGGCGGGAGGACTTTTGTATTCTCTGCTGAGATTGCGCTGGTTTCAGGAACGCTCACAAGCGGGACGGATATTCGTATACAAGGCAATGCGATGACAGCCGTAACGAGCGATATTTCTTCGCTGATTACAGCAACACCGCAAAGGTTCTCAGTGACCGCATCTACAGATGCCGCAGGAACAAACGTCGAGCCAATTATCCGTTGCGACGATGCAGCCACTCTCTTAATCACCAACTGGCAACTAGAAGAAGTCACAGGCCAGACCAATCAGAATCCCAGCGAGTACGTGTCAACAGGGGTTGCTACTGGGCCTGAGTTAGTGACTAACGGTGCCTTCAGTAACGGGACTACTGATTGGACTGCTTTATACGGGACGCAAAGTGTTGTTGGTGGACAGCTAGAAGTTATCTCAGACGGCAGTGTTAGTTCAGCGAGATCGTATCAAATTATCACATGCCTAGTAGGGAAGACGTATCTCGTAAGCGGGTACATTAATCCTCTAGGGGGCATAACTGCTCAAATATTGGTGAACATAAACACGAACACTGGTAGCCCTTCAGGGACAACCGGCATACAAGCGAGCGCAGGAACTTACTCGTTCACATTTATCGCGACCCAAACGAACATGTATGTGACATTAGCGCCGTCCACGACAACCTCAGGGTTTGGTGGTGCTTTCGACAACATCTCCGTCAAAGAAGCCTCCCACGGCGCTAACATAGACGGTGTCCAGTACTTCAACACGCTCAACGCTAACACAGTCATTGCTGGAGTTGTCACAGAGGCCACGGGTAGTGCGTTAACGTCAGCGACTACGCAGTTCATGGAGTTTGACGGTGTTAGTGGGACGTATGTCTCTACGCCTGACAGCGTGGCTAACAGCATCAGGCAGTCGATTACCATTGAGGCCGATTGTGCTGCTGATGATTGGGATCTTGCAACGTTTCAAACCTTAAATTCCAAGTGGGGAAGCGGAGTTTCTTGGCTTTTGGTGATTATAGGGGGGCGTTTACGTTTATATATTGGGAATAATAGTTCTCAACCAAGTGTAAACTCCTCTTTATTAGGCTTTAGTGACGGGACAAGACATAAGGTGCGGGCGGCCTACGACGCGCTAACACAGATAGTCACCTTCTCTGAGTTCGTTGATGGCGATTGGATAGTAATCAGTTCTGGCGCAATAGCTGCCCCCTTTATTGATGACAACTCTAACCCAGCACAGATTGGTGGGTGGTCTTCTGGCATAAACCCCTTCAACGGAAAAATCTACTCCTCAACAGTCACTAAAGGCCCGACCCCTTACCCTTATGTATTACTAGATGGTGTCTCAGGGACGTATGTCTCCACGCCTGATAGTGCGGCTAATAGTGTTACGGGTGACTTGACGCTGATTGCTTGGGCGGCGCTGGATGATTGGACTCCAACCTCCCACGTGGCTATTGCCACGAAGTGGAGATCGGCTGGAGATGAAAGATCCTTCATGCTCCGAATGGCTCCTGACGGTAAGATGCAATTCAATACTACTAGCGACGGGAGCATGGCTACCAATCTCTCGTCTCTTTCTACAGTTACCACAGGATTCACTGACGGTACTGGACACTGGGTTAGGCTTAGTTTAGATATCTCGGCAGGAACTGTTAACTTTTTCACGTCTGACCAACCGTCCGACACGCCAATATCCAGTTTGTCTTGGGTACAGTTAGGCGGTGCGAATGTTGTCCATGCGCAGACGGCGATATTTGACGGCACAGCCACCACACAGGTTGGCGCTTACGATAACACTGTAAGCAGACTATCAGGAAAAGTCGCCCGCGCAGTAGTCATAAAATCCACAGACCCCACAGCCGCCGCATCGGTAGACTTCTACCCACAACCCTACCTCCAAGGCGACACCAACTTCACCTCTGTCACTGGTGAACTCTGGACACTTCAAGGTAACGCTATAGCCACATCACCTATTGATGACGGGGTCAAGGTAGACTGTGACGCTGGTGACTATGTATCAGGCAGCACCTTCGTCTCATCGACATCAGGCGAGACATGGACACTGAACGGCAATGCCTCTGTATTCCAGCCTCCGGTCGATGCATCTGGGCCATTTGGTTATCTGGCTGAGGGGGCTAGGACTAATATCCTGCTTCAGTCGAATGACCTGTCTACCACTTGGTCAAACACCAGCAACTCAGTAGACGTTCAGAATTATGCCATCGCCCCAGATGGCAGCAGTACCGGCCAAAGGATTATAGATAGCTCGGTCGGCGGCACTGGCTCCGTGAGGATGCACCAAGCCATTGGGTCGCTTTCTACAACCACGCAGTATGTTTACAGCGCATTCTTCAAAGCGGATCAGTTGGGTTTCGTAAAAATGGCCGCCTCCAGCTTTACGATTGCAACTCCGATCGCCTTTTTTGATCTGACCAACGGGTTGGTTGGAACTGGATCAAACACTGATTCGGCGGCGATAGAATCTGTTGGCAATGGCTGGTATCGCTGCTGGATATCGTTTACCACAGACGCGTCTGACATTGCTGGTGATATTAATATTTATGTTGCAGATTCAGTAAGTAACGCAACAGTAGACCTAGACGGCACATCCTCCATCCTAGTATGGGGCGCTCAACTAGAAGCAGGATCATTCCCATCATCATACATAGCAACCGCTGCCGCTGCCGTCACAAGAAATGCTGACACTCTTTCATCAAGCCTGAATGAGGTCTATCCGCTGACAGTCTACGTAGAGACTGTACAGTCTGTTGACCAATCGGCAGGAACGTCACAAAGTAACATATTCTCAGTCAACGAAAACACGGTACACAGTCAGGACGAATTCTTCATCAGGACGAAACAGTCCACAGTAGATTATCAGGGTGCGGTCTATAGCGGCAGCACGGTGGTAGTAAATATTACTGGAGGCGCTCCTGCTGTGGGGGTTCTCAGAACGCTGACAATGGCAGTCGCGTTGAACGATGTTGAGGTGTACGTTGACGGCGTATCAGTCGGCAGTGACACCTCCGCAGCATTGCCAGCCGCCCCGACCCTGATGAATATCGGCATGACGGTCTATGGTGGTTATCAAGCCTACGGCACTGTACGTAACGTCAAACTCTTCGATGAGCGCCTGACTGACGCAGAGGTGGCAGACTTATGATGTGGTACATATCAATCTGTGAAGACCTCCCCGCCCTGATAGCCACCGGATTAGTGGACGAGGATTCACCCCTGCGGGGAATGATCGACGGCAGGAGTGGTAACTACGTTTGCACCAACGCTAATGCGAGGCTGGTCAGTGCGGATGGCACAAAGTCGATGGTTATCATCACTAGCCTTGAAGGCTTGGATGAGATTATCGAGCTTCCCTACATCATCATCACGACTCCCGAGGTTGTGTTTGGTTATGTTGAGCAGGAGACTGATGAAGACGGTAATCTCTTATGGGGGCCGTGGTACTGGGTGCAGCCACCTGACTACACGGTCACTACTGACCATTGGGTAGATACAGGAGAGGTAGACGAGAACGGGTTTCCAATCTACGAGAACGAACCAACAACGGAAACCATCACGCCGCCACCTTACGAGACAAGAGATCCGATTACGCAGGACGTACCACCGGATCCAGTGATGAGGGCCTTGTATGACTCGATTTACGATCAGTCGCCAGTGCCTAATCCTGAAGATCCCACGGCCCCACCGACGATCCCATCTCAGTTCTTCGCGCTGCCGGGCGGGTATGACCCGAGCCATTTGCTTTGATCGTTAACATAAAAATTATGCTGCTAATGCTGACGGAAGTATCGGGAATATTTTTGATGAGCTATGGTGCTTGGCTGTGGCAACCGCCAGCAGGTTTTTTTCTTGCGGGACTTCTTTTATACGCAGAGGTGAATAATGTTTTCAAGATTCCTCGAACAACGCGGGATTGAACAAACCATCGGCAATGCATCTGCGTTTGCGCGGTGGTTGCTCGATAATAGTGGCGGCGATAATTCGTCTGGCGTAAATGTCAATGAGACAAGTGCGTTAGCCCTTACCTACGTCTATGCCTGTATCAATGTTCTGTCGCAGACCTTGGCTCATGTTCCGCTTGAGCTAATGAAAGATGGCAACAAAGGACCGCAGAAGGCGAAGAATCACCCTCTTTATAATCTGATGAAGATTGCGCCCAATCAAAAGTATTCGTCGTACGATTGGCGTGAAACGATGGAAGGTCATCGGAATGGTTGGGGTAATAGTTATTCAGCAATTATTCGAGATAATGGCAGACCCGTTTCCATCGAGATACTTTATCCTGACAGCACCACCCCGAGGACTCTTGCGGCGGACGGATCAATTATTTATGAATCAACGGGAGATTCAGGGTCAACGCCTGACATGCTGCACTTTGCAGGGCTTGGGTGGGATGGTATTCAAGGTTATTCCCCGATTCAAAAGGCGAAGGAGGCTATTGGTCTTGGCCTTGCTATTCATCAGTTCGGTGGTAACTTTTTCAGAAACGGTGCTTCACCAAAAGGCATTATTGAATCAGAGGTTCCACCGAATACGCTTGCGCCGTTTGTCGAGCAGTTTAAAAAACAGTATGGCGGATTAGAGCAATCGAATGGTACGCCGATCTTGCCGAAGGGACTGACTTACAAATCTATTTCAATAAATCCCGATGACGCGCAGACACTTGAGACTTTAAAGCTCAATCGAACAGAAATAGCAGGAATGTTTCGTGTACCTCCACAATTTATTATGGACCTTGAGCGCAGCACGTTTACGAATGCAGCGGAAATGGATCTGCATTTTGTCAAACACACCATGACCCCTATTTTTACAAATTGGGAATCGGAGTTAAACCGAAAGCTGTTAACTGAAAAAGAACGGCGGCTCGGGTATTATTTCAAATTCAATGACAAGGGGTTGCTAAGAGGGGCGACTACAGAAAGATTCGCAGCTTATCATACAGCCTTGCAAGACGGCTGGATGAACAGAAACGAGGTCAGGCAGTTAGAGGAATTGGAAACACAGGCGGGGCTTGATGAGTTCCTTGTGCCTAACAACATGGTTCATTCTGACGTAATGCCCAGTGCGGGTGATGTTATGGAAGAAATATCACCGCCAGAGCAACCCTTGGTTGAGTCTGTCGCGGAACGAATGGCATCAAATGAACGTAAAACAATAGAACGGCTGGGCGAAGATGTTGAAGGGGTCGCCAGTTTTTATTCGGAGTATCCCAAATTTATTGAACGAGTTTTGATGCCGTTGGCTAAAATGATGGATTCACAGTTGAATTGTGGCGCGGATGATTTCGTGCGAGAATTCACAAAACGGCACATTGATAAACAGTTAGGCCAAATGATCAACCGCGTAGGCGAGCTTGATGTTACTGAACGGGCAATCGTTGAAACATTTTACGAGGTGAAGAATGGGCATTAAAACAGAAGAACGAAGATTCACAAGCAGGAAGGTCGAGGTTAGATCAGAGTCGGAGGACAGCAAGCAGATTGTTGGCTACGGCGCGGTGTTTGAATCGAGGTCAGAAGATTTGGGCGGGTTCGTCGAGATCATAGAGCGCGGCGCTTTTGATGATGTGCTTAATGATGATGTTCGTGCGCTTTTCAATCATGACAACAACATCATTTTGGGTCGCAGCATATCAGGGACGTTAAAACTGTCTGTTGATGATGTTGGCCTTAGATACGAGATTGACCCACCGGATACTCAAATGGTCAGGGACATGGTCCTTGAACCTATGCGGCGAGGCGATGTCACGCAAAGCTCGTTCGGCTTTTATGTCGGTGAAGATGATTGGCAGGAAGATCGAAATGGTGTCGTGACAAGATCAATCAAGAGTGTTGATCGGCTAATGGATGTTTCACCAGTAACCTATGCAGCTTATCCAGATACAGAAGTTGCGTTGAGAAAGCTCAATGCATTCACTGATAAATCGTCAAAGTTTGCGGCAGAACTAGCGAGCGATGATACTGACGTTCTTGAGTTAATCGAACGGGCTATGAACCAATTATCAAACTCTAATGCCACGCTACATATTGAAGTGGGAAAAATTATGGAACTTGCACTGTCTGAATTGACTGAGGCAAGGGTCACAATAGGCCGAAAAAATAAGGCAATTGAGCTTTATGAACGGCTGTCAAAATTAAATCCAGCGTAGGCTGGCAGCAAAAAATCCATCAGGAGAATTAATATGGACTTGAATCAAAAACTGACTGACTTCCGTGAGGAAGAGGTTTTAAAAAGAAGTCGGGCTGCCGATCTTGCAGGTAAGGCTGGCAAAGAAGACTTAACCAGTGATGAGCTTTCAGAGCTTTCGGAAATCGAACAAAGAATCGGTTTCCTCCACGATCAACAGCAAGGCATTGAGCGATCACAAAAAATCGGTGCATTTAGCCCGAACGTGAACGACAAAGCTGGCATGAACAGCAAAGAGCAGCGGGAATTTTCAATGCTCAAACTGATCAAGGCTTCTGCTCGTGACGCTACTCGCAAGGATCGTGACGATGCCGCAATGGAACTTGAGTTGTCTGCTGACGTTGAAAAACGAATTGGCGTTGCACCTCGTGGTGTCTATCTGCCA